TACCTTTATTCTCATATATCGAACTTAAAAAGTATGCAGTAGCAGTAGGCTGGATAGAAGAAGATGATAACAATTGGTTAATAGAAAAGAGGTAAAAATGAACAAAATGACAAGTGATGAAAGATTGGAATTGTATGATAATTTTATTGAATTAGTTGAAAAAATTAATGAAACACATATTATATACAATGGTCAAACAGGAAAATGGTTATTGGATTTAGCCACAATAGACAAAATTAAAATATGTGAAAACAAATTAAAAAACTTTTGGAGGACAGGAAAATGAAAATAGATAAAGCAATATTTATAATACATGGAGAAATACCAGAAAATATGCAATATGAGTTATCTAAAAAAATAGATGAAGTTGCTAAAAGTTTTGGTTTAGAGTCCTACCTAGATGATGTATGCGAGCATAATAATACTATAACTAGCGAGTGTTCAGATTGTAATGAGCAAGAATTGTATGATTTACTTTTAAGGCCCGTATTAAATAGTATAGTAGATACTTATGTTGGCGGTTGTAATAATAATTTAACTGATTTAATATATGATATACACGAAGGCGAAGCAGATTTAACTGATGAATTAGTTGAAAAAATAGAGGCAGATATATTAAGGAGGTTAAGTCTATGAGTGATACTATAAATACTTGGACTTATGTTCATTTTGATAAACAAAACACAGAAAAGCATATTAATGAGTTTATAGAAGAAAGTACGGATTGGGATTACGTTATTAATGTTAATGTTATATCTGATACTATAACTTGGAAATATGCAGATGAGCAAGGTAACAAAGTAAAAAAATCTAAATCAAAATATTGTAATACTTATAGAGTATTATTTAACAGAAAAATAATAACTGACACTAAATCATTAGTTGAAGAATACATTAAAGAAGATTGGTTTATATAATAACCAACAGAAAGGAAAGAACAAGATGAGTATAAGCGAAATATCAAAATGGCTAGAAGAAAGTGGATTGGTAGCCATAGCAGGAGAAGACTTAGAACTAATCAAAGATTATATAGATGATAAATGTATAATCATAATACCAAAAAAATATTACAAAGAAGCCAGTTGGGACATGGGTTCAACACACATAGAGGAGGGAAAATAATGGCGAGATTTATATTAGATGTAAATTCAAAAAACTCTTATAAAATGAGTGAAAAACAAATTGATGAAATCTGTCAATCAATAGATGAACAATTATTAAATGGCGAAATATTTAGAATTGTATGTATTGACGATACAACAGACAATCAATTTTACGAAACACAATCAAAAAACAAACTAAATAATAAACAGATTAATAATTATAATAAGCATTTAAAAGAAATGGAGGAATAATGGACGCAAGAACTTCATATTTTAGTAATGAAATTAAAGACTTACACTTTAAGTTTAAATTATTGCGTAATGACCACGAAAAACTTAAAAAGAAACATGAAGAACTACAAAAACAAGTAAAAACCCTTATAGAGGAGGAATAAATGAGAAAACCTGATTACGCAGAGATGAGACACATGTTGTCTTATAGAGAAGCAGAAGACATGACGTATAGAGACATACAAGAAATACTATTGTTTGGAACTAAGCCATATGCGGAGATTCCAGATGAAGATATTTTTGATATGTTTGTAGCAACATTTGGTACACACTATATACCAAAGAAAAAAGTAAAGGAGAATAAATGACAGAGATAGTATTGGGCGTAATGGTTCTATTTATTTTTTATGATTTTATTAGAAGATTATATTAAAATAAATGTTGTTTATTAAACTAAGCATTAATAAAATAAAGAACAATATGTGGGGTAACTATAAAAGTTACCTCGCATATCAAAGTAAAGGAGATAAATAAATTGATGAGAAATCATGAGAATCAAGAACAGATTAAAACAAAAAAGAACGTAATCATTACAAACATGGATAAGAACTTATGGAATAAATTTAAAGGCACTTGCTACACAAAAGGAATGTCTATGAATCAAGCCATATCAGAACTTATTGAATCGTTTGTTTCTGAAAACTAGGAGAGTAATTGAAAAGTAAATGTCCTGTTGACGTAGAGTCAATCTATAACGACCATATTGTTAGAAAAAACGAAGAGAACTATCAGAAAAGATATGTTGGTAAAGAGCAGTATTATCATGCTTCTGGTACAGGCACTTGTTCAAGAAAGTTGTACTACGAGTCTGTTGAACTTGCTCCCACTACAAATCCAGCAAATGAAAAGTCATCTAGGATTATGCGTTTAGGTACAATTGTACATGATGATTTACAGCAAGCACTTTCCGATACTACTATATATAGTAATACTATAAATAGTAATACTACATATGAAGAATCTATATATAGTAAAGAAAAAGATATATATAATATCCAAAAAGAAAGTTTTAAATATCATATTGAAGGCGAAGTTATTATCGAATCCTTGAACGTCAGAGGTTTTTATGACTTAGTGGCGGTTAGCGAAGTTGATGGTAGTGTTCATTTGATAGATTTTAAAACTATGGCTAGTTATTCTTGGTCAAGAAAGTTTGGATATAAAAATAGAGACCCCTTGGCTTCAGTTCATCAAGAGATGCAACTAGGCACTTATGGGCTAGCAATTAAAGAAAAATTTGGTAGACTTGATAGTATGTGGTTGTACTACTACAACAAAGACAATTCACAAATGAGGTCATACCAAGTTCCAATGGTTATGCTTGATAGAGCAAAAGCCTTTTGGACAAACGTAAACGAAGAACATAAAAAAGGCCTTCCAATGTTTAGAGAAAGATTCAGTCCTGTTGAGGATTGGAATTGCAATTATTGTAGATTTCTAGACCATTGTAAACCGCCTTTTTATAAGAAAAAGTAAAGGAGATAAACGTGAGTGTATTTCAAAAACTAAAAGACGTTGACATCTCTAAATTAGCAGAGCAAAAAGGTAAGTTTGATTACTTATCTTGGGCGCATGCTGTAAGAGAGGTGTTAAAAGTATTTCCAGAAGCAACTTGGGAAGTACATGAATATGATAATATGCCTTATATGCAAACAAATACAGGCTATTATACCAAAGTAAGTGTAACAATTGAGGGTATTACAAGAACTCAGATTCATCCTGTTCTTGATAATAAAAATCAAACTATTGATGCACCAAATGCTTTTCAGATAAATACATCTATTCAAAGATGTTTGGCAAAAGCAATAGCGCTACATGGTCTTGGTCTTTCATTATTTGCTGGTGAAGATTTACCAGACAATATAACTGATAAGCAAAAGAAAGAAATAACTAAGTTTGCTAATCAAGTTAAAGACGAGGCTGTTAAAAAGTCTATGTTAGATGCTATTGAAAATGGCAAAGTAAACGAATCAAACTATGCAAAAAGTTTGGAACATTGTAAAACAATTATTAAAAATCAAAAAGGAGATAAGTAATGGCTAACGAAACAGCTAAAATGTTTGACGAAATGTTAAACGATACAGAAAGTTTCTTTGTTCCAGGCGAAGAGACAGAAGATTCAAAACCTAAGAACGCACCAAACGTAAGAGGTGAGTTTTATGGTCACATGCAAAACTCATCAAATAGAGAAGTATCATGGACAAAAGATGGTAAAACATTTAAGGCCCTAGTGTACAATTATGAGTTTGTAATTGATGGTAAAAACGAAGAAAATGAATATACAAAAGGTGATAATAAATATTCTGGCAAAGAGTATGTAGGAAGAACATATAGGTCTAATGGTATTTTTAGATTTTTAGAACCTAAAAAAGGTGATGACTTTGTTTCAAATTCTTCTGGCAATAAAAGATACTTTCAATTCTGTGAAACTTTAGGTATAGAGATACCTAGAAAAGTGGTAAAGATGAACGGTCAAGATGTTGAGGTTCAGGTGTTACCTCCACTAAAAGGCACAGATATTGATGGCGCTCCAGCAATTGCAATTATAGATGAGGGCAAATCTTATAAAAATAAAGACGGTCAAGAGAGAACTCCGTATGTTGTTAAGTTTGTTAAAAAGTGGGAAGGAGGAGTAAAGAAAGATGCAGACATCCCATTCTAAAAGAAAATACACAAAAGTAGGATGGTCTAGAGAGTTTCTTATCAATACCTTGTATGGTTTTGGTATGAAAGGCAAAAGAATAAGTAGAATTGTTGGTGTTTCACCAGCAACAGTCTACAGACACATTAAACGATAAATAATGTGGGAGATTTTGTATATCGCGAGAATACATAGGTGGTTTGTTATGTGGTCCTCTCTACCACTGTTCTTTTCTACCTTTCAAGTCTCCCACAATTTTAAAAGGAGAATAATATGCAATGTTGGCATTGTAAATCAGAATTAATTTGGAATGGAGACCATACGTATGAAGAGTATAGTAAAGAAGGAGAAGGTGTTGTTAGCAACTTTACTTGTCCAGACTGTGAATCTTATTACGAATGTTATCTACCATTAGGAGGTCAAAATGATTAATTGGTTAAACTTTATAGTCTACTCATCTATGTTTATTTTAGGTGTGGTTTGTTGGGCTTCAATAATTGTTTACGTTGTAGGTTATTTTAGATAGGAGAGGTTATGAAAACTAAAAATCGTATGCACAGTAGAATAAAAAAAATTAGAAGGGAACTACAAAAAAGCCCTAATGGTTGGCCACTTTGTGTAATGGTCGGAGCAGAGTATACATCCACTAGAACTTATAGGAAGATGCGTGATGCGTAGAAATGAAATGCAAGCCTTGATGGGTAGGATAATGGATAAAATAGCAGAAACTCGCGATGCAGGTCAAAAAGAGTATGCAAGAGATGTAGATAATGTATTTGCTAATTTTGAAAGAGTCGCTTCTTTTTGTGGTGTTAACAGAGAGAAGGCATTACTTACTTATATGATTAAACATGTTGATGGGCTTTGCGCTTACTCAGATGGACATCATTCTCAAAGAGAAGATGTTAGAGGTAGATTAACAGATATTATAGTATATTGTATTTTATTTTGGGGTATGGTTGAAGATAATGAAAGTATGTTAAACGACAAGCATTTTCCAGGATATGAAGACAAACTATAAAAAGTGTAGACATTGTGAAAAAGTTTATAAAATATCCGATTTCCATTGGAAAATTAAAAAGCAAGGCATTAGGTCTAATAAGTGCAAAACTTGTACAAATCAATACTCTAAGGCCCATTATGAACTACATAAGCACAATTACATTGAAAGGTCTAGGGAGAATACTAAAAGGTATAGAAAGGATGCTCGGGACTTAATTTATGAGTTTAAACTTAGTAATCCTTGTTCTTCTTGTGGTGAAACTAATCCTATTGTCTTGGAATTTCATCATCTGGACCCGAAAAAGAAAAGAAATGATGTCTCGAATATGGCAACACATGGATATTCAATCGAAAGCATTGAAAAAGAAATCGAAAAGTGTATCATACTATGTGCAAACTGCCATAGGAGAAAGACAGCAAAAGAACAAAACTGGCACTCTCACAAACTCACAGAAAGGAGTAAACAATGGGAAGAGCAATAGATATGGAAAACGATATATCCAAACTAAAGAAAGAAGTAGAAGATATAAAGAACGTATTGCAAGAAATTTTAAATGAGGTAAAGAAAGATGAAAAGAAAAAAACCAACGTCAAAAGAAGTTCAGACAGTAATAGAAAATCTAATTCTACAGGTGATGAATCTGGAGGAAAAGATACTAAGTCTAAGTAAAGGTTTTATAGAATATATAGAATATAAAAAAGATTCTAAAAAATTTGACAAATATTTACAAAGAAAGGAGGATGAACTTGATAGACAAAAAGATTCTAGAAAAAATACTAACAGAAAATAGTTGGGGTTTATATCTAAAAGGTAGACCACTAGAAGAAATAAACACAAATGTTGGTGTGATATATAAGATATGTGAAGTATCAATTGAAAAACTAGTAGAAGGATATAATAGTTATTTAGAAAAAGAAGAATAAAAAAGGAGATAAAATGCAAGAGATAGCTGATGTTGCCACAGAGGATGTGGTATTAGGGAGTGTTATCTTATACCCAAAAGAATACAGTAGAATAGCGCCATATGTACCAGATAGAAGAGTTTTTACTCAGATAAAGGCTAAAAACTTATGGGACAAACTAACTGATATGGTGAAAGAGAACAAAACTATAGATTTGCCGATACTTTGTTCATCTCTTACAAGAGAGGATAATTTAAACGGTATAACTACAGGATATTTAGTAGATATAACAACTGACACAGGCAGTTCTGGTATGATAGAGGCTTATGCTCAGATAATTTATGAGAAATATCTACTGAGAAAAATTGTACAGGAGACAGAAAGTATCAGACAAAACGCACTACACAAAGGTAGCGATGTTTATACTTTGATTAATCAGGCACATTCTCTTATGGGAGAACTTATAAGAGTAAAGCCAGGTGAAAAATTTACTATTGATAAGGCTATGTCAGAGACCTTGAACACTATGCAAGAAGGTAACAAGAAGATGATTAAGACAGGCTTTAAAGAGATAGATGGACTTGCAGGAGGGCTAACAAGAGGTGAGATAAGTATAGTTGGCGGTAGACCGGGGCATGGTAAAACAACTTTTCTTGTCAACCTCTTAGCCTCCCTGATAAAAGGCGGTTATAAAGTCGCTATGTTTAACAGGGAGCTGCCTAACAGTGAGGTTATAAAAAAATTAATATGCATAGAGAATCCAAGATTAAACTATAGAGATGTTAGGAAAGGTATTGTTGATAAAACAAACGTAGGATTTATCAATGAACTTAAAAAAGCATCTAGGAAAATAGCTGATATATATGGGGCAGACAATTTTATTATGTTTGATAGTATCAGAGATTTAACAAAAACTGCATCAGAGGTTAAAAAATTTGAACCAGATGTTATTATAGATGATTACATACAACTTGTAACGCCAGCGGGAAGAGAAACTGAAAGAAGATTACAACTTGAACGTATCTGTAATGAGTATAAGTGGTTAGCAAAAGAATCAAACTGTGCAGTAATATTAGCATCACAACTTAACAGGTCATTAGAGTCTAGAAATAAAGAAGCTAAAAGGCCACAACTATCTGATTTAGCAGAATCGGGAGCTATAGAACAAGTAGCAGAGAATGTATTTTTTGTATACTATTCTTATAAAGTAGACCCGTCAATGCACTCAAAGAATGAGATAAGATTAATCGCAAGTAAAGTAAGATATGGAGAGTCATCTGAACTTACACTTCACTACAATGGTGATATATGTACAATTTATGATAACTGGTCCATACCACATGCAAAGGAACTAGATGAAACAAAAGAATTACCATTCTAAAGCATTTATAGGTATAGACCCAGGAAAATCTGGAGGAATATGCTGTATTCAGGATAACAGATTATGGTCCTCTAAATGTCCAGATTCTGTACAAGGTATGTCAGAGCTGTTTCAGCGCATGCTAAAAGATATTAATACTCAGGACATAACATTGTGTATAGAAAAAGTATGGGCTATGCCACATGATGGTAAAAGTTCGATATTTAGTTTCGGTCAGAATTATGGCCAATGGGAGGGAGTTATAGCATCTTCCAACATAGTCCCTATATATGTAACTCCTTCCCTTTGGATGAAACATTTTGAAATACCAAAAGGATTAGATAAAAAAGATAGAAAGAACTTAATAAAACAAATGGCACAAGAATTTATTAACTCAAATAACTATATGTCATATCAATGGAGAGGAGTCGCTACACTAGCAACAGCAGATGCTATTATGTTGGCGAAGTATGCAATTGATAAAACTGACTGATATACATGAAGTTTTTGGTAGCCTAAGTTTAATAACTAACAATGGGAGGAAAATACCTTTGGAATACGAAGAAATGAAAAAGTTTGACATAGACCTTGAGTTTGGTAAAATGGGCGAGGACTTTGTCAGAGACCTACAAAATGGAAACAACATGATAGAGGTTAAAACAGAGAGAGATATATGGAAGACTACAGGTAATATAGCTATAGAGATAAGATGTAGTGGCAAACCTAGTGGTATATCTACTACAGGTTCTAACATATGGATTCACTTACTGTCTGATAATGGTAAGATTGTAGGCGGATATATATTCAGTGTTGACTATTTGAAGCAGAAAATAATAGACCTTAAAAAAGAAGGTAAACTAAAGATGACTATGGGCGGAGACTTTAATGCCAGTCAAATGGTGTTAATACCTAGAGAAGAGTTGTTTAAAGATTATAGAACATAGAATATTTTCTAAAATTATCACCGCCTGTAGCTGATGTTACAAGCTTTCTTTTTCTATAGAAAAATTCATCTTTTGCTTTTTTATATTTAGCTCTAAGCTTATCATCTTTTAAATACTTCATAAACTCTCTGTCTGGGATTATACCTCTTTTTTCATCATATCCTTCAGAAACTCTTGCTACAGAATATTGATTCAAGTGCGCATCCAAAGCTCTTTGGGCTTGTTTATGAATTTGGTGAGGAGATAGTCCCTGACCGTTATCTCTAAAGTCCTTCATAAAAGTTGTAGCAATGTAATTGTATGCAGACCAGTATGCTCTGTTAAAATCTTTTTGATTTCCATTATAAAACGCATTTCTTAAAGACCTGTAAAAAGGTGTTCTATCTGTTTGGCCATATGCCATTGGGTTATCTTTGTAACCATTTTCTGATTTCCATCTTCTTGCATAAGTTCCAAACTCTTTGGCTGTTTTGTAAAGCTTGTCTTGTTTCCAGCTTAATCCAAAAGGTTCTTGAAAATTTTTACGGTACTGTGCATATAGCACGACAGTTTCATTCATATAATCATCAAGAGCTTGACCAACAGTTTTTCTTTTTTCAGTAAAGCCTAAAGCTGGCAAAAATGTGTGAGCGAATAAAGAACCAGCTGATATTAAGTTGCCCATAACAGCGCTGCCATACAAAGGATTAAAAGAACTAGCCATCATTTGGTCGTTATAATTTAAAACGCTAAATTTATCTTTCTTTGAAAATAAACTTGCCCCGTATGGATTAAAAACAAAATCTGTTCCTAACTGCAAAAACTCAGACCTGAATAGATAAGAAGTCATTTGAGTTATTTTATCTTCATTTTCTAATGGGTTTTTTGTATCAAATAAAGTGTCATACATAGCCCATAAAGCATAACCAGACATTAAACTTCCAACTGTTGCTCTAGCTAAAGGAGCAATATTACCTTTTTCTACAATTGGTTTTAATGTATTTTGATACATATCAAAACTTGTAGAGTATGCCATACGATAAAACAGTGACATAGGCTTCACATATTTGTTGTTCATCCAAGCAGGCAATAGTTGCGGACCTGTACCACCTGATGTAGATACATGTGAGTAGTGAGATATTTTAGCTCTTATATAATCCATCTTACCAGTAGTTTCTATGTCTGCTAATCCATCTTGTATTTTACGGTAATTTTTTTTGTCTAACAAAAACTGCACTTCATCATCAGATAGTTTAAAAGTGTTTTTCCAAAATCTTTCTATTTGATTTTTAGGAGTTGTTGGTAAATAATTTTTAACACCATGAACCTTATCTAGTTGCAACTCAAACGTCATAAGCCCTGCTTGTACCTGAGCTACCCTACCTATACCTTCTGTTCTGGTCATCAAATTAAAATCAAATAATTTTTCCATACTAAATTCACCAAGATTAAACGGTAACTTAACAGCTTTATCTTGTAGAGCTAGTGTTTTAGTTTGGTAGGTTGTAAAACCTTCTCTTCTAGCTTCATCCATTAATTGACCATAATTACCAAATAGTCTTACAAAACTTCTCATTGTATTAATAGCACCAAATGTACCTAAACTTCTTGGAATGGTAATTAATAAGTTTTTTACTCCTGATGTTGGAGATGATAACCCAGCCGCAGCTGATAAAGTAGAGGCTGTTGATAAAAAGTTTGTTACAGAATTAGATTGGTTATCAAGACCAAGCCCTAGTAATTCATTTATGTGTTTAGCTGCATATTGAGCTTCAGGGCTGCCGCTGGCCAGAGCAGGTTGTAAATCAGCTTTAGTGTTTGAGCTTAACTTATATTGTGTGCCAAACTTTGTAAATTCTGGGAAAAATTTTGTTGTAGCAATAAATTTAGAGCTAACTGTAGAATATCTATCCATAACACTAGCATAATCTTTAACATAAGTTCTTACCATTTTTTTTCTGTTAGTAATAGGCGTTGTAACTTCTATCTCATAAGGTAAAAGTATACCTCTTTCCTTAAAATGTTGATTAACAACTCTTGCAGGATTATATGTCATAATATTGTAAGCTTCTTCTTTTATACTATTTAAAAGATTTGTATCGTTTAAGTTTTTTTCATACTCAGCTTGCCATTTGTTAGGGTTTTCTTGTTTTTTAAATTTTTCAGAAGCTAATTCTTTTGACCTACTTTTTAATCTTTTATTAGCTATATCTACAATAATTTTGCTTTGTTCAGCATTTTTTGCAAGTTCTTGCAAGACTTCTCTACTTACTGCTCTAGTCATATAATTTTTAATATATTTTTCATCATACTCTTTTAGCCACTCTTCGTATTGAAATTTAGTAGATTTTGCTTTTACTTCTTGTTTAACTCTGTTCCAGTAAAAATCAGTCATCTGCTTATGATAATCTCTAGCAACAATATGTCTTTGTGTAAAATCATCTAGACTATCAAAACCTTCATCGTTCATATTCCATAATTTTTTTGTTTTAGGATTAATTAAGTCAAACGCTTCAATAGCTTTTCTTTCATCAACAGTTAAAGGTCTTCCTGGTTGTGTACGCATTTCAGGTTCTAAAAGCTCCATATTATCTATATCTTTACCTAATACCTTTTTAACTTGTATAATAGTATCATCTGCAAAAGCTTTATCCTTTGTATATACTACGTCATAGTCTAGTAAATTGTTGGCTAATTTTTGTGATTTTTTACCACCTTTAGAAAGCACATAATAAACAGGCGCATAAAGCTTTCTCCAACGAAACCTGTCTATACCCTTTATTTCTTGAGCTAATTCTCTAAAACTTGGGCTATCAAAATTAGCATTTTCTGCAACCTTGTAACCTTCATAAAATTGTTTTACTAAGTCTATAGTGGCTTGTCCTGATATATTATTAATCTCACCACCTTCTACACCTATCTTTTTTAATAGCTCTACAGATTCAGAAGCAGGTATTTGTTTCTTTTTTCTTAACTCTTCTAAGTCAAACTTTGCAACGTAAAGTTCATCATCGTCTAACATATTTAAATTCAAACATGCTTTTGCCATTACCTGCACTCCATATCATTTAATATTCTAGTTAAAATTGCCTCATCAACCATATCATCTTCTAAGCTTATTTTTTTCATTTTCTTTATATCTGCGTCAGTCATACCATATGTTTTTAATATAGACTTTAATTGTTTTTCATATTTTGCATCACCTAAAGCCATTCTAGAAAAATCTCCAAACCTTCCACCTGTCATAACTAATCTAGCCTTTACTTTTAAAGTGTTTAAATTGTCAGTAGAATTTTTAGTAAGAGAGTTTTTTCTTAGCCTATCTCTTGATTGGTACTCAATATTTATCTCTTCAAGTTTTACATCTTTAAGTGGGTTATCTAGTGTTGCTCCAAGATTTAATTTAGTTATTAGGCTTTTTAAAGCATCAGGCTGTAACGCTTTAACTTTACCACTAACAGGAATGTCGACCCTTCCTTTTTTAGCAAACAGCTCACCTATTCTTGCATTTGTTTCTAAATGTATTTTAAATGCACCTTCTAAAACATCTTTGTGTATTTTGTAAGAAACTTCAGAAATATCTTTAGATAAGTCCCCTTTGTTTGTAAAATTAATAAAACCATCTTTGTCTGCAGCAGTCTTAATTTTTTCTATATTTTCAAAACCTTTTTTAAGAGTATAAATTGTTGGGACATTATCTTCTTCTAGTGCTTTAGGTTCTAAAAAATATTTTTTTAACTGTCCTGGTTTTTTGTCTGCTAATTGCTTTAACTGACTCGATGTTCTTTTGTCAAATACAAGTCCAAAATATTCTTTAGCTAGTTTTTTATACTTTATTTCAGTTGACTTTATCATACCGCCACTTTTGTCTTTTCTTAAATCAACCATGTAAGCTTTTGCTTCTTTAGTAGTTAGTTGAGTTCCATCATGACCAAGCCCAAATATTTCAACAATATTAGCCTCTTTAGATGCAACCCCATATTTTTCATTAACATAAGTAAAAAAACCTTTTCTAAAAGCTTTACCGTCAATACCAAAAAGACCTTTTGCTAAATCTGTAAGAGTGTCTGATTCTATAGCTACATTTTGGAATTTATAACCTTTTTTTACATTACCAACTTTTTGTTTTGCAAAAAATACTACTTTATTAAGTTTACCGTCTCCACCTTTTACTTGGTTTGTCTTTTTATTAATAAGTTTTTTTATTTTAGTAATAACATTACCTACAGTAGTTACAAAAGGCAAAGATTTAGGTGCGCCTGCAATTTTAGGCATTTTCATATCAATACTGTTTTTATTAATCTGATTATCTCTAAGTCCTACAGGGTCGCCAGGGTCTATAGGTCTTGGGGTTTGTTTACTAATTTCCCCTGGTTTAGCAAGCCTTTTCAGGTCAACAGATAGTAAATCTTGAGTTTTTAGGTCGCCAAATAAATCTTGAACACCAATCCTTTTTGCTTCTGTCATTTTCCCAGTTATCTCTAGAACAAAAGACTTGTTTAAATCTCTAATTTTTAAATCAGGACGCTCTTCAGCTATAGCTTTTACAAATTCTAACATACCTGTTAAACGTGCCTTCCTTGTGTCATTTATTAGTAATGGACCTGCTTTACCAACACCACCTTTCCTAGCTCTTTTAAGTAACCATCCATCTGAAGATATAAAAGTCTTAATAATTTGATAGTTTGCTTTGATAGATTCTTTTTGTACGTCAGACAGATTTTTATTGTCAAGCTCATTTATAATATTATCTATTTCTTTTATAGTCTTTATATTTTCATTGTAAGACTCTATTAAACGCTTATCCTTTGGGTCAACATCTTTTAAAGACTCTTCAAGTTCGCCAACAGTTTTTTGAGTTTTAACGTAAGTTGATTCTGTTGCATCTAACCTTAAAGATTCTTTTTCTGTAGGAATATTAGATAATGTTTTTTCAGTTGAATCTAAAATTCTAAGAAACTCTTGATTCAATTCGTCACCAGACAATCCTTTTTTATTTAACTCATTTTGTATATCCATTATTGGAACATCTTTAAAAGTTCCGTCTGCAAGTTCAATAGGTATAGTATCAGGTCTACCTGCTTTTTCTAATCTTGTTCTGATTTGTGTTATTCTTGTAGAAATATTATCTGCAATAGAACCTCTTTGTATATTTAAAGATTTTGTTGCATTTTCTAAACCTTCATCCATCCATTTTTCAAGTCTAACCACATCGTCAAACATGATTTCAGCACCTTCTAAATAATCTTTTACCTCAGCAAACATTTCCATTCTTTTTTCGTAAAACTTTAATGCTTTTTTAGGGTCATCTATATCTTCATCAGCTAACTCTTTAAATGCTTTTACTTTTTCTTGGATTTCTTTAAAACGTAATCCTGCATCAGATTCCTCAAAAGCTTTTCTTCTATCATCAATATCTGACATATTTTCAAAAGAATTTTGTGTAGCTCTTTGTTCTGCATCAGTATCAAGTTGCTCTGTTGATTTAGAATTAACGCTATTTTGTACAGCTTCTTCTTTTTCTAACTGTCTTTTTCTTACGTCATATTTTTTTCTATATTCGTCTTGAGCTTTTTCAAGAGGCTCCATAACTACTTTATTTAAACCTAAACCAGCAAGTCTTGTTGCGCCTGCAAAACCTCCCATCGTTAAAAGGCTAGCCATCATTTCTTCAGCAGATTTTATTTGACCATAAGCAACAGCAGTACCTGTTATATCACCAAGCGTTAAACCTGCAACATCTGTTGCATATTGACCATATGCTCCAGTGTATTTCATTGTGTTTTTTAATTTTAATAATGTGCTTTGACTTGTTCCAGAAAGTTTTTTTTGCATCTCTAAACGGTCAGTAACTTTTAACATTCTAGCATGTTTAGCGGCTAAAAATGGTCTAGCAGAACCACCCATAACGCCCATAATTCCACCATGAACAACACCTGCAAAAGTTTCTTTTAGTATGTCTTGAGATGAAAGAGGGTCCATATCGGGATTTCTCATATGCTCTGTTCTAGCAAACATATTTGCTTTTGCCCCTTCATATGGCACGTACATCATTTCAGAGCCTATAATATTTCTTATAGAAGATTCTACAGCAGCTCTTCCGCCAGGTGATTTTGCCAAACTAGGAGCTACTTTTAATACTTTTTTAGATAAATAATTTGTTGCAGCCTTAGCTCCACCTGTAGATAGTGCGGCTTTAGCAAATATACCACCACCAGCAAACAATGATAAAGCATCTAATGGCATAGCAAACGACATAATTCCAGCAACAGCTTCAGCAAATATTGAAGGTTGTTCATCAAATGTAAATTTAGGTTTACCTCTTAAAACGTCACTAGCCATACCTTGTAATGAGCGACTATATGCAAGTCTTGCTAAGTAAGAACTGTCCTCATCAATACCATACACATTAAGATGGTCTAAAAAAGTGTCTTCATCAGTTTTGTCAAGATATATATCAGTAGGGTCTTCTTTGACTTTAGGTATACTTTTATAACCTATCTCTTGCCAGTCTTGTATTGGCGCATCAGGATATTTGTTACGAGCTATACGATAAACTTCTTCATCTGTAGCAAACCTGTATTTGTCAGGAAAAGCGTCTCTTAACTGTTTAATAGCATTTTCGGGAGATATTGCCATATTAGTTTTGCTCAGAAGCGTCTGTGGTTTCTATAATTTTATTGTATTGATTTAAAGCAGTATCGTAGGCACTTTTTTTACTATTATACTGCTTGAGGCTTCGCATTAAAAATGCTGTCATTTTTTTGTTTTCACCGCCTCCTATGCCCCATTTCTTTTTAAGCTCTCTTATTTTTAATCTTAACTGCTTAATGTTTTGCGCTGGCTCTGTAAGCGTTCCAGGAAAACCTTCTGACAATCCAATTCCAGTTTCTTTTGCACCTTTTCTTTCAGAAGAAATCTGGTTTTGTAAATTCTCTATTTCTTTTATATCAGAATTATACATATTTTCAAGAGAAATTAAATCTTGCTCATTTAAAACGTCTGAATCCTTACCAATTAAATTAGATAGTTTTTTAATTTTTGACCTATTAACTTTAGCAATACTTGTGTCTTCTATTTTAAAATTTTTTATTTCTGTCTCTAATTTATTTACTTGATTTAATTTTTTTTCAGCAGATTTTGGGTATCTAGATAATCTAATTTTAGCTCTTTCTTGACTTTTATCTAGACTAGCAACATCTCCTTCTGGCTGCTCAATAAAATCAGAAATTTCGTTTTTATTTTCATCTACCATTTCTGGAACATCAAATTCAAATTCTTCTTCACTAGGGCCTTCATCCCAAGCCCACTGACCACTAGAGTTTAAACTTGGAGCATAAGACCTTTGGTTACCTTCTGTTTCGTATGCGTAACCTCTGTAAGCTAAATCTTTTTCTGTAATCTGAATCTTTAAACTTTCTTTTTGTTGATTTAAAGTATTTAATGCTTCTTCTTTGCTTCCGTAAGGTGTACCTTCAATAAAGTAAGTTTTATTTTTATCGTCATAATATGTAGGTTTTGTTTGGTCTACAATACTTTGATTGCTTGACAGCTTTGGAAATAAATCATTTTCAATTTGTGTAGTAAATGCATCTAAAGGTAAATAACTTTCATTGTAAAGTTCTTTCATTTCAGAAGCTAGTAAAGGCATAGTTGTTTTTGTAACTCTACCAGATGTATCATTATAATATTTTGTTAGAGCCGCATCAAATGTAGACTCAGTTATTCTACCATTTAGTAAGTCAGAGTAATATTGTTGTTCTACGTCATCAAATATACCAATTAAAGATTTAGGTAAAGCAGTTAGTACGCTAGTTGCATTTAGGACGTTTTCGCTCATTTCAAATGCTAAGTCTGGCATTATACTATTATATTCACCTACTCTTGCTTTGTACCTGCTAATACTTTTTGATAAAGTCTGAAAATCTTCTTTAAACTTAGAGTTGCTACCATCTAATGCAACACCTTCGTCAACACTTAATATTTTTTTATCTAATGTTTCTATCTGATTTAAGATTGTTTGTTTATCTCTGTTAAAATTTGTATGAATTTCTTTTACAGGATTAATCGTTGTAGATAAAGCAGTACCATAGATAGCATCTATCTTGTCAACCATCCCAGGGTTTTCTGCAACAAATTGGTCTCTCATTTGTTTTAGTGAGCTTTCAGCTCCACTTACACTAGACATACTAGATTTATCCATTGATGAAAGTGTGTTAAGCATCATTGTTTGGAAAGATTCTTCTTTGACCGCTTCACGTCTATCTCTTTGCAATGTGGCTTCATTCATAACGCCTTGCACTTGTGATGCAGTTTGTATAGTTTTTAGCAACCTATCAAATGGGTCATCACCTAAGTTTAAATTTACATTTGCTCCTGCGGGTAATATTTTAGCCATATAATTTCCTACATATTCATTGGCTCTATAATTGAACCATAATTTTCTAATTCAGAATATAGTTGCTGTAATGCATTTGCTCTTTGTTTATTTACATCTTCTATGATGGCTTGCGAACCTTCTGCAAATTGTTGCTCTGCCAAATCTTCTGCTACATTTCTACCGCCATAACCTGCAAAACCACCACCTATTTGTGAAGCTTTTGCTCTTTGTCTAGCAAGAGAGTCTGCCAATGTACCTCTTTTCATAGAAGTCTCTTTAGCATAACTTCCAGGGTCTATTGCTCTAAGGGTTGATAGTTCCATTGGTTTAGCCATTGCTGGGTCAAACTCAAAAACACCAGCTCTTTCAAAGCCTTCTGCTAATGATTGTCCTCCAAATATATTAGGAGCAGAATATTTTTTTACTCCTTCTGAATCTGTTGATAAAAATTCACTTTCAAATTGTTCAGGAGTATATGCACGTAAAATATTACCAAATTCATCTCTTTCCCTAATAAAACCGGTTCCAGGCATTCTTTCAAATAAACCTTCAGAAAGTTTTTTAGCAAAACTACTATCAACAGAATATCCTTGGTCTATTAAATCTGAATAAGCATCATAGACTGAATCGTCTACATCTTCAAAAAAACCTTCATATTCAAAAGTTTTAGGTCTAAATGTAGTTTGAACATCTGACATAAATGATTTTGGTAATAAATAATCTAATACGCTCATATAAATCCTTAATATACTTTAGGAGCTTGCGCTCTTGTCATAACTGGTTCTTCTGGTGAACCTAATAAATAGTCTTGTAATAAATTTTGCAATATTGGAGCATACATTCCTGGTGTAGATAATGCTGTAGCCATTTTACCACCTTCAACTAATGGTGTTGTTAAGTTACCTACATTTAATAATCCTGATGTAAATGGTACTGCAGTTGACTCTACAGCAGACACTGCTCTTCCTAATTTAGTTGGACTGGTTATATTTTGCATAACTTGCTGTTCAATACTTGATAAACCGCCTTGGTCCATAATAGTTTCTCCTGCTCCCGCACCAACCATTTTACTAGTAGTTTTTGTAAGAGGTAAAGTTTTTGCAGCAGACACAGCAGTTGGCACCATAGATATTAAATTAGTGATTAAATCAGCTTGCTTTCTGCCTTGCAAGTTTTGTTTTAATTGAGCTTGTCCGCTCATCATACCACCTGTAAGATAGTCTTCTAAAAATGTTCCTTTAAATCTTGCGGGTATGTTAACATCTTTACCTGCTTTTTTAATCATTCTTTTTAAATCTTTTTGAGACGTAGCGGTATCTAAACCCCCAGCAATTAAACCAGCTACAGGATTAATCATTCCAAGTCCTGTTTTAACTAATCCACCAAAGTCACCAAAAGTTTTATCAAAAAACCCAGTTCTTTTTGACGCTTTTTTTTGCATTTTTTCTAATTCTTTTTCAAGTAAATCAGTGGCCTCTCTAGCTCTTGCATCTAAATAATCTTGTTGCGCTCTTTTTTGAGCCAATCCTACTTTTGATGCTAAATTTTCTAATGCAAATGGTTGTGCCATTATTCTCCTTACAGTTCTGTGTGTAATTTATAAAAATATATTAAATATTCATAATAAATATTTTCTAATAATCCTAGTGTTTTGTGATATATTAATATCATTTGTCTAATACAATCCATTCCGAACCTGTACAATAACAAGTAACACCACCTCTTGCAGTTATTGTAATATCGGACGCTCCACTTGTAAAAATTCTTTGACTTGCCCCTGCTGCTGGCGCTTCATCATGCTCTACTATAACTCTAAAAGAATCTGCTGTTGATTTTAACACATGAATAATTTGGCCTTGTACGCCACCTGCAAAACCACCTACTCTAATATGCCCTCCTGATGTGTCGCACTCTAATACTGTTGTTGCTGATACGTTTATTGCATCTGATGATGCGGTTATTGTAGTATGTTTATATGATACAGTACCTTCTACGTCAAGTGTAGTAGTAGGGCTTGTAGTACCTATACCTACATTACCCATAATATAAGTTCCATTAGCATCTAAATTAAATATAGAATCATCAGCAAATGCGCTTCCAGTGTGTATTTTAAACCTAGAATCTGAAGTGGACCCATCTGCCTTTAAATGGTCATAACCTAAAATGTATTTAACATTTGCTCTTTCCATTAAACCTAAAACTGAGTCTCCTTCATCACTTACTAATGTAATTTTAGAATTGGCTGTTGAGTCTGGATTATGTAAATTTGCATAATTGACTAAACCTCTAGATTCTAAAAAATGGCTTTTAGAAGAAGAGTCATAATAGAATTGCCCCCAACCTTTACCAGAAGAATTGTTAGTTCCTATGTCAAAAGGTACAGCTTGTACTTTAGCTTCACCAGTATCATTAGAATTTCTAAATGCTATGTTGCCTGATTTATTTTGTATACCAACTGCTGATGTTCCGCCTGATTGTCTTAATAATATTTTATCTACAACAGGAGTATTATTTGTTTTAGTAGACAGCTTTTTAACTTCGTCTTCTAATTTTCTAACAGTAGAAGCTATCTGTCTTAAATTTATACCAAGGTCTACACTATGCCATTTATTAGATTCTTTTACGTATAACTTTAGCCCTTTTCTAGATGAGCGTATTGTTATGTCTCCATTTTGGCCTTCAAGACGTTGTGGAGTACCTTTACCTAAAGTTATTCCTCTTGATTGTCTAATAGCCATTACTTAATACTTTTTTCTCTGTATACTATACTTATATCGTTTATTTGAAATGATGAATGTATGTACCCTAAATCATATGCAGTTGATAATCCTACTCCAAAAGTTAATGCTGAAGACAAGGTAGCAACTTTACTATCTTTATCATAAGCAGTAATTTTTCTTATTTGCCCTTGACCATTTCCGCTGTAAAAAAATATAGGCATACCATTATAATAATTGACAGTGTTAGAAGCATCCGATGCTAAAGTAATTGTAGAGCTTCCAGATGCACTGCCTGCAGTTAATTTTGAAACTTGACCTGCATTAGCATGACTAAACTGTAATGCTATTGAAAATACATTATTAATACTAGACGTTGGCTTTAGCCCTACTGTTATCCATTCATTTGTACTTGTTCCAGCATTGTATGCATCAAAACCTTTTGCGTTACTGTAATATGTAGTATCTTGAAATGTTCCTGTAAAATTATTAGAACCATTAGTTGCATAATTTACTTTAATACCTGATACATAACTTTGACACTTAAATGTTACATATATTTTATAAATCTTTTTTCTTCTACTAGGACCAGAGTAAGTGTTTGTTGTAGAAGATGTTCTTGTTAAATCAAAATCTTTTGTTCTTAGTTTAAATTTTTCTGCAGCCTTTGTATGATTCCATACATCTCTAGCAGAATCATCCCATACAGATATATTTCCTAAATTTAATGCTTGGTCTGTTTGAGATAACATTATAAGACCACCATTTTTAGATACAATCATATTACTTCTAAATATATTAGCAGGTTCTACAGGTATATTAGCATCATCTCCAGTGCTTTGTAACACAAGAGGTTGTCCAGGAATAGTAGAAGCAGCATCAGAACCTGTATGAGGAATTGTAAATGCATCTGTTATAGGAACATTTAATCTTATTGAATTAAATGGTTTGCTTGACTCATCATTATTAGCCATTATACCTCACTCTCTGAATTACCAAATACTACATCTCCTGGGTTAGATAATTGATACCAATTAAATAAATTGTCATGTTGAGTTACAGAACTGTTAGATATATCATATATATATCCACTGCTTGAAGCTCCTGAAATATTTGTTGTTAATATAATTAACTTGTTAGAGTATTTATCATAACCTACTATTACAGGCCTTTTAAAATCTTCATTAGTTAACCAATTGTCTATTCTAAATTTATCTGCACTTACATTACTTAATTTTTCACCATCATAATAATATATACCGTTTGAATTAACCCAAAATATACCATCACTAGACTTTGCTATTTGACATGGATTTTTTACACCTGCACCAGAAAATGTAGACACAAGCTCTTCGCCCTCAGATGTTACTTTAATAACATATGCAGTTTTTTCTTTGTACTGTATTAGTTTATCTCCTACAGATTCTAATGCTACAATACTTTCACCGTCAGACGTAGCTACATCAATAAAGTGTGTACCATCATCTGGAAATGTGTCAAATTTATCTGTATCTGAACGTAACATTCTATCTGGAAATGTTTTGTCACCAATTTTTAGATTGCCTATATATACTTTTCTATCTACAACAGCTACACATTTATATCTTGCTGCTAAGTTTGTATCAAATTTATATCCGTTTTCTGATTCATATGTAATAAGTGGAGGCGTTTTAATAGAGTCGCCTTTAACATTAGTTGTTACAAGCGCCCTTTGGTCAATAGAGTTAGTTGCGTTCCAGTTATGTGTATCAATATTGCCAAGAGTTAATTGTTCTAAATCACTATCTTTTGCATGCATAATGTATGTACCCTCTTTTAGGTCTACATCATACAACATTGTCCACTCATCAGCAAGCCCGCCTCCAATAATATCTACTTGCTTCATGTATATTCTAAATCCTTCTATACGTTCATTCCATGAATTATTTGGAGTAATATCATCATAACTTCCATCCCTAGAATTGTTACACAAAAACATTAAATATGATTTTGCTACATCTTTTACTTGTCTAAAATCAAATGAATTGTCTGCTGACATTATTTCTAAATTCTTTTTAGTTACACTTATAGAGTGTAAAGTAACTAGTTCGCCACCAGCATCTCCAGCATTTCTGACTTGTATGGCTACTGGGACTGAAGCGTCTACACTTGAATGTGATGTAGCTGTTCCAGAAAACTCAATTAATCCTGAAAAGCTAGAGGATGGTGCAGAAACTGTTAGAGGTGTTCCTGCGGCTGCAAGTTCAGTAGGACCTATTCCAACGTAAATTTTTATATCTTCAGTTGTTTCTCCTTTGTTAGTATAAGTAAGTGAGCCTGATATATAATATTCAGTGCTAGTATCTACAACGTCTGTATCAGCCTCATAAAATATCCAATCTGTATCAGAATCAGAAATAACTGTTCCAGGATTTTTAAACATAAAATTATTTGTAGAAATGTTTTGAAGTAGGTTGCTAGGGCTTCCAGTCATATTATCGCCACTTCCAGCTATAGTACGCCACCTAGCACCACTAGTAGCAACTTTAGGGAATGTACTATCTAGGCCTATTAAATTAGGAGCGTTACTAGTAAGCCCTGTAGTAACTCTTGACTCTTGCAGTGTAGAGCCACCACCATCATATAAAAACGACATTCCAAATATATATCTATTTTTTAAATTATCATCTATAAGTTCATCTTCTAATATTACAACTTCATCACCAGTCTGTGTATACCCAACAGTATCTAGGTCTGCAGCAATCTTAACTTCTCCTATACCGTCACCAAACCCTACAATTTCATGTACACCATTTAATGGAGCGCCTTCAGTAGTTGCTCCATCTATTGATATAAACTTACCAATAGCAAAATTATAAGTTGCATTTGTAACGTCTACTGGAGTTGTATTGTCTGCCTCACTAGCTAAAGTAATTGTAACAACCGTTTGGGTGCTAGTTGTATCTGAAGATACAGTATCTCCAACATGAAACCTTAAAGTTGAATCAGTTTCTACGGTATTTAATGATACACCAAGATTAACCTTTTCAGGTTTAGCTGGATATAAACTTCCATTTAATATTTTACTTCCATCATATCCTATAATATTTGATTTAAATACAGTTAGTGCATCATACTCAGGAGCTTCTGGAACTTGTATATCTTGCACCCATCTATTAATAGTCGTGTTGGCGCCAGTCTTTTTAAGCATAGGACGTTTAATATGAGTAAATATTTTAGGTACATTTATTTTAAAAATATTATCACCATTAGCGTGTTTTTCAGTTTTAGTTGAAAACCTAGCTCTAATAACAGATATTGATGAAGCGCCTGTACTATTTACCTTCATTACTTCTGAGTTAATTCTAATATACTCGCCTACAATAAAATTTGTACCTGTACCCGTAACATTTATGCTTACTTCATTTTCTTCATCTACTACTTCATTTGTAGTTTGAGCAGTTAATTCTTCACTAAAATTAGCGTCACAAACTCTTAATCCATTATCTGCTTTATAATAAACAGGCTTTACACTTTTTACATCTAATAAGTTTTCACTATTACCATCAGTGCCTGTATTATGTACAGTACCCATAGATATAAGAGAATCTTTCCAAGGCCCATAATCTGTTCCTTCAAAATTATCTGTCCATATATCTATATCTGCCCCATCATTAACACATATAAATTCTGTATTAACTTCATTAGGGCCAGTATTATCAGCAACACTTGTATTATTAAAATCATAATCGTGTGTAAATGAAAATAGCCCATGACCTGACGATATGGGCGTTTCGTTATCAAACCTATTTTGACCTTCACTATCTGTAGGACTTACAGGAACATTTTCTGCGTTTACTGTAACAAACGAAGATTTACCATTACCTGGCATTGTTACTCTACCTACATTAGAAACATCTACATTAGTAGCTTCTACTAATTGATTGTCTTCTATATCTCTTGGGTCAGCCTTTTTGTTGATACCACCTTCAAAAGCTTTTATATGGTATACTTGTTTAGGCATCTAGTCTTCTATTAAAGCTTCCTTAACTACTTCTTCAACAGAATCCCAGATAGCGTCTAATATTTTAGCTTCTGTTTTTTCTGATATAAATGGAATGTCTACATTCTCATTCATTTTGTTAATCATTTTTTCTTTCATTTCGTCATTGAATATATATCCAGCAACAATTTTACCAAATCCTGACATTAATAACTCCTTCTTTTAGCTTTCATAGGTTTTCTTTTAGTTTTCATAGACTTCTTTTTTGCTTTAGGTCTACCTTTTTTACTTCCATATGTTCCTTTACCCATTGGCATAGTATTTCTCCTTTGATTACTCGTAATCTCTGTTTTTTAAAAATCTTTCTTTAAGACCATTACCACTTAATGCAGCAAGTATTTCTACAATTGCTCTATAGCTTGCTTTAATATCTTTTTGTTCTAACTGCATTTGTTTTTGAGAATCTATAAGTTTGATAACAATACCTTCAAACCTATCATTAGCCTCATCTAAATCTCTTTTTAAATCGTCTTGAATCCAGTTGTTTTGTTTCCATATAAAAAAACCAAATGCCATTGTCATTGCAACTGGCACTCCAAACTGTTCTATAACTTGTAGTATATCCATCTTACATTCTAGGAACTGATAAAGCTCTTACTCCACTTTTTCTATGAGGGTATTGTTTAATAGTTCTTTCATATTTACTTCTATAGTAACCAGCTCTTTGCAGGTCACCCATATCTTCTAATAGTCTAGACTTTACATAATCTATTATTGAAGAATGTAATGAGGTATCTAATCCAGAGTTAACTTTTAAATCATCTGTTACTTCTTCTACTTTACCATACTTAGAATGAGTGTGTATACGTAGACCGTTTGTAACGCTACTACCAGAATATGTATCATACTTATCTATTACAGTTTCTGTTGTATCGTTAGATAATACTTTACATACAATAGCTAATCTATCATCATCATTATACCATGCAAAATAACTGTTAGGATAACTTCTTTTATTTGTAGCCATTTATACTCCTATGTTGATGCAATAAAAATTTGAACATCAACAGCATTACTACCAGGATTAACTTGTATACTTGCAATATCAGCCATCGTTCCAAAACTAGGTGATGTGTCTGCTTCTGCTAACATTAAATCATCAGCACTACCAAGTATATGACTTTCACCTGCAGCTAGTTTTACCTGATAAAGTGTTGCTGCTCCAACTACTGCCAATTCAATAGCTTCTGCATCATCTAAATTAGTAATTCTTATATATTTGCTGTTTTGAATATCAATTGCATTTGCTGCTCCATGAACATCTGCATTAAAACTAGCTATTGTAGTTGTTTGAGATGCGGTACAGCTAACTATTCTTTGAAATATATCAGAAATGCTAGTAATATTAAATGTATTAGTACTACCTTGGTTTTTACCATTTAGTGTTATTGACTCAGATATTGTAACTGTCATTGTTGAGGCTGTTACTGTACTTGCCATTTTTTACTCCTATTTTAGTGAATCAGACGTTTCGTCTGTATCATCTTTTAATAATCTATGCGAATCTGCTAATAATGGTATTCTAGTATATCTGCCTTCAGGAACAGTCCAAGTGCCTCCGTTAGCTTCACAATCAGCTTGATTAGAATAACTACCAATACTGCAAAATGCATCTGATGGTGTAGAAAGAATTTCAACTTTTGTAATATCTACAACAGAGTCATCTAATTTATACCATCTTTGTTTTGAATTTAAATTTTGTATTTTTTCTGTAGTATAATGTTGAACTTTACCTGACATATCCATTAGTGCGTCATTTATAAGTTGTACCATATACTGTTCGGGTTGCCTTCCCATTGTATATTCTATTTGTTGTATTAATTCTTTAACGGTCATCTCTACCTCCACCAGTAGTAGCAGGAACTGCTTGTCTTGGAGCTTGAACACTTGCAACGCCCATCATCTGTAAAGCCTGCGTATAATCTTGTTTTAATGCTGTAATCATAGGAATATAAAGTTCTGTATCTTCTTCTGAAGCAAGTAAATATTCAGCCATTTTAATTGCGGCATATAAGACCACAATATACTCCATATCATTAGATAAATTAGCTATAGCACTATCACCATGCGCTATCTGTGTAAGTGGCAAAAATAACACTTCTGCAGTTTGGCTAGCAGTAGGGTCTGGAAACACATTAAGCACAGAGTTTTTAATAAAATATACTGGGTCTGTTTCTTTTGCATGCATTAAGTCATTTGTATCTGTAACTCTAGAAGCCAACACAGGAGACACTTGTCTACATATTTGATTAAAACCTTTTGAGTCTTTTCTTGTTACAGCCATTATAGGACCAATAGTATTTGTATTTAATGCAAGTGTAGAAGATGAATTGTTAAGTTCTGTATGCGTAACACATTCTAATAACTTATCAGGAGGTAAAACATTATACAGTTGTTTAAGACCATCTCTTAAAAATTGGTCCATAGCATCAGTATCTGTTGATATTGCTTCTCCTACTAAATCTTGTAATTGTGCATTAAATGTTGCCACTATCTTCTATTCCTATCTGCTATATCTTGGTCTATAGTTGTTGTAGTAAACTCTACTTTAGTTTGTCCACTCCAAGTTTTTCTCATGTTTATATATTTACCTATATCTCCAGAGGTTTGATTAAAATTTTTTTTATGTTTACAACTTCCTGGTTTTACTGTTTTTTTACAGTCTTCACAGTATATAAATATAGCCATTATATTTTAGTTCTCCCAATTGTTTTATCCATACTACTCTCCTGTAAAAGTGCTACTAGCTACTAGTGTTTGTGCTTCTGTTTTAGTTAATACACTAAAGTTAGGATAGTCTAGCCCATAACCTAGTTCCATAAGCTCTGTAAGTATACCATCTTTCATAGACCATTCACCTTTAATAATAACATAAGACTTATCGTGTGAATATCTGGGCGGGCCTACTTTGCCACTCATTATAATATCATTCCATGTAGGTGCTGACATATAAGTTACTTCTTCAGTTTCTTCATTAACTGATTCTACTATAGGGTATAACCCTTTTATTTTGTCACCAACAGCACTATCAAATGCACTGCTAGGTATACAAAAATACATTTCATAATGTGCCATTATCTGTGACTCCTTTTACCTGCGTTATAATTTCTTAATACTTCATCTTCACTTAATTCTTTATCATAAAAACATAAATCATCTAATTCACCGCTAAATGGTAAACCTTTATTAAATCTGCTTCCAAGATACAAATCTTGCGCACTGTTATCTAAAGCTACACCATTAACATTTGTTCCTATATTAACAGCCTCAACATCTGCTGTACCTACATATATTTTCATATCAGCAGAAGTAGTAAGACCCTCATGTGTTCCTGATACAAAATACCATGTACCTACTGTCATAGCTCCAGAAGAAAGCCCCCCATTATTACTGCTTCCTGTATTAACAGATACTTCAGTATTGTCTTTTTCTACAGTAAATACTGCTAATCTGCCTGATGAATGTTTAAATAAAAATCCATCGGTACCATCACCTCTATCAAATATAATAGTTGTTTGACTAGTATTTGGAGATTCTAATTTTACCCAACAAGTAAATGAAAAAGCGCTTCCAATAAAATTAATATTATCGCCTGGACTTGTACCACTTCCTGTAGGAACAAGACCATAGTTGTTTTGAGGTGCTTCACCTAAAGGAGTTGTTAAATTAAAACTATTAGTAGTTCTTTGTCTATTCATAAAAAACCCTTGTGAATCTCTCGAGCTATCTACACCTGCTGTAATAAGCATTGTTTCTGTAATAAGCGTGCCAGGAGTACCATCATTAGTTCCAGGGTTTGCTAAGTTAGTCCATGTATTTCCGTATATGCCATTATTTCTCCAATATCCTGCTAAATTAGCAGTTCCTATAGAATGGTTTCTAGAGTCAATTGGAGTTCCTTCATTGTAAAGTTCTAACATTTCAGATTCTGACATATGTGCTTTAAAATAGCTTGCTTGTGCTATACATCCTGGCATAGAGTCATAATGAATCCCACCTCCATAACCAAGTCTAAAATCTTTTGCTGTAACGCCATGGTCTCCAGATGAGGTTGCTTGCTCATAATGACCATTTACCATCATTCTCATTGAGGTACCATTAACTTTAGGAATAACTACTGCTACATGATTCCATTCACCTATATTTATTTTATTAGTAGATGTCATAGAATTAGAATTAGCAGTTCCAGATACTCTTCTTGTAATCACAATTTTATCAGTAGTACTTATAGTTACTCTAAATCCATAGCCACCTGTAGATGGGTCTGCATCATCTCCATTCCAAGCTATTTGGTCTAATAATCCTTGATTGTAGCCTAACTTTTGTGGAAAAAACCAAATATCTAATGTTGTCCATGCTCCTGATGTTATAGAACCGCAACTTATTGAGCCACCAGCAGTATCTTTTGAACCATAACTAAAACCTAACTGATTATAAGACTGCAATGCTGTTTGAGGTACATCAAGTTGTTGGTCTGCATCTGTCCATCCTGCTGCTACACCTACTTCTTTAACAGATACATTATCAACAGTAAAAACATTGTTACTTCCACTATTGTTAGTAGCTGAAGTACAATTTATTCTTAATGCTCCACTAGCGTCTCCTGCTACTATATCAGCATAATAAGTTTGTTCTGTAGTAGTTATTGTTCCATCACTAGGACTTCCATCACTAGCCTTTACAGCCACTCCTGTATTTCCTATAACAAAATTTATTTTTAAATCTGTATCAGAGCCTGATATAAAATCTAAATCAGCTTGAACTCTATAAGTTCTTCCAGCAACTATTGAACTTCCCATATTTGCTAAAGTAAGTTGCGCTCCTTGTGCAGTTCCACCACCATCTACTGTTATTTGCATTTTACCAGCCACAGCACTATTTACATCTACAGCTCCACTATTATAAGCAGTCCAATTACCACTACCTGCAAAAGTCCTATTATTTGCAGTTGTACTTAATTCATCACCATAAAATACAGTTGTTGCGCTATTTTTATCGTTTATTGGAAATATTTTTACATCGCTAATAGTAAAATCAGCTGCTGCAGTACCGTCTCTTTCTATTCTAAAATCTAAATCTGTAACGCTATTTTCAGGACTAACAATATAACTATATGTTCCTACTTCTGAAACACTTAAATATTCTGTAGTATTTTGTGGTCTTACTCTTACACTTCCATTTGTAAGTTCACTAACAGTAAATTCAAATTTATAAGTAGTGCCATATTTTAAAATTTCTGGAACATAAACTGCTTGTATATGACTTCCATCAGTACTTCTAATTCTTATAGTTTTATTATCATGGTCAAATGTACAAAATGTAGTAGAATTATCTGCATTAGTAGTCCAGTCACCAAAATTACTAGTTGATGTTCCACTATCATTAAAAGTTGAACTCCAATTTACAATATCATCACCAATCCCTGTATTAGAAGCATCAAGTACAAAAGATTGGTCACCTCTATGACCTTCATTCATTGGGTACCATAGTTTAAGATTAGAGTTAGTTAGCGATGTACCACCTCTATTTAATGCTAATTGTTCTGGATTAAGATAATCATATTCTGCATCAGCAGCTGTCCACACAGAGTTCCATATTTGAAAATCAGACATCATTCCTAAATAAAAATCTGAAGCAGCAGAACCATCCCATTCTTGACCAATACTAAATTTGGCACTACCTGATACTGTGTCTCGCAAAGTACTAGTTCCATTAGCAACACCATTTCTATAAAATTTTAAAGATGTGCCTTCTTTTGTTATTACAAGCCTTTCCCATGAACCTGACAAGGCTCCAGTTGTATTACTTAGGTCAGCACCAGAACTTGAATAAGCTCTTATATTGTTATCTGAACCTGTTATATAAAAAAACAATCTATTATTAGCACTGCTATCATGAAATGAAAAAAGTATTCTTCCGCCAGGACCTCCAGTATAACCATCAAGAGTAGGTTTAATCCATATAGCTACAGTAAAATCAGAGTCTGCAAGAGAAGCTACACCATCTGCTGTTAAATAATCAGTAACACCATCAAACTCTAATGCTCTACCTGAATATATTTGTGCGTTATTGTTGTTGCCAGAAGTATCTAATCCTCTAGCTCGTGTTGGTTTTAATATTGTTTGTATTGTAGCTGGCATTATGAAAGTGTCCCATGATTTGAACCATGATGGTCTTTTACACCGCCTGTACCGCTTTCTCCAGATGTATTTGTTTCAACATCTAAATTCCACCATGATACTAAGTTTGTTTTTTCGCTGTCTGTTAATCCAGCATAATTCTTGTTCATTATTGATTTAATTTGTGGTTGTGTTAAGCATGAACTATAAGCAAACACGTTAGCTAAATAACAATTTGTATGGTAGTTGAAACTCCCACCTGATGCGTACCCTGCTCCAAAAGTTTTAAAAGTAAATTTAGTTGATTCTAAATGGTCATTATTATCTTGACTACCATCTATACTATCTGTTGAATCTACTGTGATGGTCCCTAGTAAAGCTCCATCTATATAGCAATCAATCTTTGAAGAATCAGATGCAAAAACTAAATGTTTCCACGTATTTAATGGTAGATTACTATTACTACCAAATGAATAGTACCCCCCATCTTCTTCTCTGTAAAATATATGAGTACTACTTCTATTTATACCAAAGTTTTTAGTTGTAGCATTTGTACCAAATAACCAATCATAACTATCTTTAGTTAAGTAGTTTATCCAACATCCTACTGTATAAGTTGTTGCGCTTGTAAAAACATTAGATGACATTACTACATAATCATCAATACCATCAAAAAATGCAGCACCATCACTACATGGTACCACACTACCTGCATTGTATTGATGTTTTAGTACGAGGCTATCTGTTACTATACCAGGTGTTATAGGTTTAGAAATTGCTCTTGATAAATTACTACCTAATCCTAAAGGCATATTAACCTATATAAGCTATTACTGCACCAGAAGTTAAATCTATACTAGTCCAACGACCATAAATAGTCATTCCTGCTGGTATAGTTTCTGAAGCCATTGTGTTACCATTATATGAACCTACACCATAACCATTTGTAGTATCTGCAGGTGTTAAGGCATTAAATACAGTATCTTCTACACATTGTATTGCTACAAAACTTCCTGAGTGTACAGAAGTGTCTGATATGAATTTAGCTCCAGCCTGACCTAAAGCAGCATTTTGTGCTTCTACGACTGAAAGTTTATGTAAACTTGAGTTTGCCATTTTATTCTCCTTTTGAGTGTACTTTAAGCTCTGGCATGAGCATGAACGTACTTGTTATAAAAAATTCTTAGTAGATTCGGGGCAAGCCTTTTATATGACATGCCCCATAGTTCTACAAAACTATTAAACCTTATTGTTTTGGTTTATGAAACAGATATTCCACCATCAGCTTTAGTTTGTCCTGAAACGTAATAGTTAGAACCATCACACCAAACGTCAATAAAATCACCTTTGATAGCTACGCCATCTGCAAAAGTAACTGTTGAACATCCAGTACTAGATACACCATCATCACTAGTATCAACTTCTAATTCGTTAATACCGTTAACAATAATAACATTAGCATCAGAGCCTTCACCTTCTATAACAGTGTATGAACCACTAGAAGGAGCAGCTTTAACTACAAACTTACAATACCAACCTGCACCTGCGTTAGCAACTGCTGGTAAAGTTGTTGCAAATTCTGTAGCTGAATTTAAAAGAAATATAGAACCAGAATCAGCTTCTGTTAATGTAGATGCTGCTAAAAGTTCTTTTACTTTTAATTTGTGAGAACCTGTAAAATTACTATTTTCATTTAAAAAATCACTTCTCATCTTACACGTCCTCCAAGTTAATCAGTGCATGAGTTTCTGGTAGAGTTACTTCAAGACCTGCTTCTGTTAGAATCATATCTTTACGTAAATCTTCGTCTGCTTGTTGCACGTTAGTTGTAATTGATGTATCTCTATTTAAACCGTTACCAACTAATGGTCTGTAAGCTACTTGGTCTAAATCAACAAAAGCCATATGTCCAGAAGCGTTGTTTCTAAATAGTGGCTCTGCTACCATAGATGCTGAACCATGTACAGTATCAACTGATAACACTGTGTGTCCAAATGCACCTTTACTAGATGGGAAATTATATCTTTGGTCATCATTAGACAATGAATTAGAAATAAATCCACCGTTTAACTTATTGAAGTGAGACATAACTGGTCTTGATACTAAGCAAAGCTTTTTATCAGAACCACCTCTAGCAGGGTCATACATTGTTTCAAATGCTGTTAATAAACCATCAAATGTTAATTCAGATGCAGAATAAGAAGCTAAAAATGGTGTAGACTCAGCATAAGCACCAATACTACCATCGTCTGTTGCTGTTCCATTTTTAATAATATGACCAACTATACCATCAGTATATTGAATACCGCTTCTACTACCTTTCATACCAAAAAGCATTGCTCTTTCAATGTCAATTTTATGTTCTCTTAATTTAAGATTCCATATTCTATCCCATTCATCAGCATACCCTCTGTATACAGTAGCTCTAGCTGTGTTAGACATTTCACAAGCTGTTTTAAAGATTTGAGTGTAACCAAATCCATCATCTAACTTTTGTGAAAATACATCTGGTGCGCCAGAACCTTGCTCATATGATGTACCAATAATAACAGCTTCACCATTGTCGTCTAATGTTGTTGCGCCACCGCCAGAAGATTCAACTGTTTTTACAACAATTGAAGTATCAGATGCGCCATGAGAAACAGATTCAATTCTACCCATAGCTTGAGTAATAGCTTCTGTATCTGCTCCTGCAGTATTTACATTTTGCGCAAACTGTATAACCATACCTTTAATTAAAAAGTCTACACTAGCGCCACCTGAAGTATCAACTAATAAAGTTGTGTTACTTCCTGGAGTAGCTAATGATTGAGCGCCTTTAATTAAGAAACTACGGTCTGTCATGTGAACTTTTGTTCTATCTTCTAAAAACCTAAACTGAGAATCAGTTGTAGGTACTTTTCCTACTTTTGACAAGTATACAAAAAATGGTGACTCATCTGGAGCTAAATCTGCGATTCTATCGCTAAAGTCATACAGTCTTCTTGTACTTAAACTAGCACTGTCTGTAGTATTGCTCCCTGGAGTTCCAAAATTAACTTGCCCTTGATTAAATGTCGGCATGTTATCTCCTTTACCGTTTTATATTATTTACAATACATTCGTACGACTACCAGCTTTTTGTATTCTATCCCACATAGAGTCTTCGTCACTTTTAGGAGTTTGAGGTGCTTGACCTTGTAATACTCCACCTTGTGCAGGTGTACCCTGCGTTTGACGAATACTATCAAGTGGTCTTTCTACTTGCTGATTGTCTCCAGACTCCATAACAGCTCTCCACATTTTAATAGCACCATCAACACCATACTCAGCAGGATTTTGTGCTGCAAAATTCATAAAAGAGTCTACTTCTTCTGGGTTTAACCCTCTTTGTTGTAGTTCGGTCTTTAACTGCATTTCGCCTTGACTTTTTTGAAGTCCCTGCATTTGTTGGCTAACAGCTCCATTTATAGAGTCCTGTAATTCTTGTTGTCTGAACTTGTACGATTTAGACTGCGGGTCATTATAGGCTTCCCATGGGTCAAATTCATCTTTATCTAAAGTTATACGTTCAGGTTCTGTTGGTTGACCTTGTCCTTGTACCATACCAGTTATGGTCTGGGTTATATCTGGACGAGATTCCAATAGTTTTCCTATTTTTTCGTATTTCTTTAGCTGAGAGTTTTCCGCTGCGAGTTTGTCCTTTTCACTTTGGAAGTACTTTGCTTGTTCTTCCCAGTTTCCAGAAGTCTCTTGCGTATTAACACTTTCGTCTTGCCCTACATTATCAACGGTTTCACCTTCTTGATGTCCGTTTTCATATGCGTCACTCATTAGTTATCCTTCCTGCAATGTCTCGTCACCTTGTTGAGTTTGACTACCATTTATACGTAATCTCTCGGATTCAAGTTTCACTGCGTCTTTTAACCTACCTGTTGCCAATTTGTTAGCGGCACGAGATTCATACTTCTGCTCGGCCAGTTGGCTTTTAAATTTCTCAACTTCAGTACGTTTTCTAGCTGCAACACTTTCTCTGTCTGCAGTTTGTAAGTCGCCTGAAAGCTTTTTAAGTTGTTCTTGCGCCTGTGCAAGCATACCCTGTAATTTACTAACTTCGTCAGTTCTTTGCAATACTCCTTCTTTGTCAAAGATTTCAGTCTTTTTAAGTGCTTCTACTCTATCTATTAAGCCTGCTTGATAAGCTTCCATATATAATTGGAACTCACCATACTTATTAGATGGTAGTGTGGAACCACCAAGTATTCGCACATCAAATTGACCTACTGTAATATCATTTTCAATTGACATCAACTCATTAGTTTTATCATCATATAAACGAGCATTTACTGTAAACTCACTTATATCATTATTAGGTTGTACTATTCTAAATGTTTTCTTAAACCTATAATGCTGTCTAGCCATATTATATACAACTTGACCTAATCTTTTCATTGACCCTTCAATATCTCTCAGCTTAGACTTTGAACGTCTTTGTCCAACATTTTCCATCATCATAGTAGCTGAGTATGTTCTAGGTGCCGCATCTGTGCTGCCTTGCATCATTTCAAATATACCAATGTTTAAATCAATATAACCTTCAATCATTTTAGGTAGTGTTAATATACTGCCTGATAATGGTTGTGGTGAAGGAAAGTGAGGCTCCCCAAAAGATGGGTCATATTCGATAGTAGCATTAGGATTCGCCCAATCTCGCTCTAGTTCTTCAATATCGCTAACACTACCTTGGGGAACTAAAAGCTTCAAACCTGCTGAAGCCTGCGCGTGTGATGTAATGAGGGAAACCGTCTTGTTGAGGAACCTTTGAAATGCTTTATTTTTTCTAACGTCACTCATTGGGTATGGTGTGTTGGTCCATATGTTTGGTACTGGTATAACAGGATATATATCTGTATCACATATCATTTCATACAATACTATTTGACCAACAGTACATGTTAATTTAATTCTTGTTTGTGTTACTTCAACAAAATCAATAAGTCCAGATTCTATAGCTGCAGCAAAATCTCTATCTTCTGCCATTGCAGCAAACTGTTCTTGAGTCATTATTCTTTCATCGCCAGTTCTGGCATCAACAACTCTATAATAAGGTACTCTTACCTTTTTGTAATGTTCAAGTAATCTATACTTTTCAATATGATAGTCTTTATCTTTTGAATTGTCTGGCGTAAAGCTTTCCATAGTCGTTCTATTAGTTGCATCAGGATAGTCCTCCTCCTTGTTAAATGTTTCTATCTCATCTATTAATAATTTTTCTGAGTCTTCACTTATAGTTTGACTCATTTGTGGATATAAATCTATTAACTGCTGTCTTGTTAATATAGTTGACACTATAATACCTGAAGCATCATCAAAATACTTATGTCTAGAATTAGGGTCTACATAAACTCTAAATGGGTCTACATAAGTAAATTTAACTTCACCTCTACCAAAATCAGCATCTCTATCTAGATATGCATAAAAATAACCAAGACCAGTAACAGCATAATCATGAACAACTTGTTTGAATACTTCATTACCGTCTGATTTATCCCATACATATTCTAGTATAGTCTTCCATACGTTTGCTAATTTATTATCAGAGTCTTCTCTACCTACTGCGCTAAACTTAGGCTGCTTAGATGTAACAATTGCTTTGAACTGTTCAATAGCAGCATACAGTCTATCCATAGGCATAGACGACTGATTGCGTGAATCTAACTCATCAAGCTCTGATTGTGAAAAATGATTACCTAAATAAAAGTCAATATCTTCTCTAGCGGCTACATCCCAGTCTTGCCTGGCGTCTCTCCATCTATCAAACAACTCATTTATTTCTTTTACTCTTAAATCTTCTTGTATCATAGTGTATAATATAGTATTATTTCCTAGCTCCAGTCAACCAATTATATGCTTTACGTGGTTTTGTCCAAACGCCAGAATTATTTTTATTTTTCTTTTTACGTTTAGGTTGACCTTTAGCAAACTGTGTAGCAAGCCAAAATGCGTCAATAGTATCATCATGACTTCCTTTTGGAAAATCAAGCAATTCACCTATAAACTCATGCATTTCTTTTTTAATGTGTACAGCGCCTGCTTTAAACATTGGTTGAAGCCCTTCAAATAATCTGTCCTTTTTCTTTTGATTGTAATTTTTAATACCCTTTTCTATGCCTGGTAAAAACATTCCTTCACTTTTACTACGTTTCATAACATAATCTCTTAACATTTCCTGATATGCAATTGTTTCTATATTTATTCTTCGTATTGGCTGGTATCGTTTTGCGATTTCAAATATCTTGTCTGCACAGTCCATAGGTAAAACTCGTTCCCGCCAATATTCAATAACATAGTAATCATAGCTATCAGTAACGCCAATAACCATAATAACACTATAGTCGTTCCTAACACCAACTGTTGAGGCAGGGTCAACACCAATGTATATATTAACGTACTCTTTTCTCCCGTCATCCATCTTGATATACCAAGAATCATACTCTTGGTCGTATCTAGCATAACCTTTATACTGTGCATTATTTATATCTTCCTCGCTAAATATTTGGTCTTCAGGCGATTTTGCCTGATTCATATACTCTTGGTAAAACTTTGCAGGTGTGCCTGAGTCTATATAAAACTGTTTACGTTCTTCTAATTTTTTAATAGGCCACCTAGAAGGCCATATAGGACTGCCATCCTCTATAGCTTTTCTAGTAAATACTTCCCATGCAAACTCTTCACCTGTTTTTTGACATTCTTGATGTTTAGTAACAAGTCCATTTAAAAAACTGTCATAATGAACAATAGTTCCATTACACCATAAAAATCCTTTTTTATCAAAATCAATAGCTGGATATACCGCAGCTGTAACCCACTCTTTAATTTGACGTCTAGAGTCAGGAGTTTTAGTATTTAGCTCTGATTCA